TTCAGTAACTTCAACATTTACATTTTGAACATATTTGTCAAATGATTGTGAATATGTTGTATTAGTCCCCCATGATGAGGTATACCATGTGCCACCACCGGAATTAACATTATATCGCGCTTCAAACGTTCTATCAGAATAATAAGCTCCGGTTGGATATAAGGTGGGGTCAGTCTTTAAAATAAATGATGACAATGATGCGCTTGCGTCACCGATGGTATCATTATAATATGTCCATCTAAAATAGTAATGACCATCTTGGGCTGCTACAAAACTTGAAGTGAATTGTATAGACCCACTTAAATATTCCGAATAACCATCCATTTCCGATGCTTGTAATTGACGACCATCGGGTTCTAATATGGTGAATGCTATAGAACTGCTAACATCGGAATTTGATGCAAACATATTTCCACTATTAGCATTAAAGCTTGCGGTATATCCAATTCCACCAAATAATTCAAATCGTTTAAATAATGTAGCTCCGCCGAAATTAGAAGCACTCATATTTAGTTTACTTTGACTTACAAATATAGTTGGAATCTCACCAAGGCTACCCGTGATTGGTTCACTTAAAAAATAACTTGCTGAAGCAGGTGTACCATTAACTACAAACGTGTCATTTACTAAAGTTCCGGGAGATACCATTTTGTATATGAAAAAGTTATCAATTGTAGCTGTTACTCCATTTGAATTATTTTCATCAAAGAATGTAAATTGTATATTATGATTACCACTATTTGATGCAGTAAATGATACAGAGTGTGTAGCGGCTGTCGTTAAGTTTTGTGTATAATTTGAAACTTCAGCTGCTGTATAATATGTATTATCTGGCCTTTGTATTCTAAAGTCTATGCCATTTATATTAGTCGGGTCTACTTCAAAATCTATGTAGTATATTGAACCACTACTTAATGATGCTGATAGATTTGCAGTTCCACCACCATACGCTGATGCTGACATTTCCATCTTAAAACTACTTGATATATTAAGTTCTGTAGCAGTACCATTAATACCATTTATAGCATCAATTAATGTAAATTCACCAAGGGTTGATACAAAATCGTAATATAAACTTAAACCAGGAACGTTGGATGGGTGTTTTCCGGTATTAGCATTTGCATTAATAACATCCCAAACATCAGTACCATTTCTATAGACCCAAGATACACCATCAACATTGTGTGGTGTGTCTGGTTCCGAACCAACGCCCTCATCCCATGATTCTTTTAACGGATATACATATAGTGTATAGTTTGACGCTATTTGAGATTCATCAATAGATTCGAGATGTAAGTAGTATTTAATACTACCGCTAATGTCACCATCAACAATAGATTGACTTATAGTAGATAGGTCATATTGTAGTAGGGCTCTACTATTACCAAATAATGTAGTGTTATCGGTGTCATACAATTTTATAACTTCAAGAATCTCGTCCTTGCCGGTGTTCTGATTCTTACGAAGTGTATCTTCGTAGATTGTTGCGTCCTTCTTTGGATAAAGTCTATAAATCATTTCTTACCTCTTAAAACAATCTAACTACCTTACCACGGATGTCCGTGTCAGGATATTTTACTTCAAAAATAGCTGGGTCTTTGGGTGGGTATATCATACCATTTCGAGTTGCGTTTTTCATATCGTATTTGTTTGATGAATATAATCCATCATATTTGTTTACTATTTGTAAACCACCCTCACCATTTTCATTTGGTCTAACTACACTTTGTACACCCTTTACACCATCCAATAATACATACACATCCGATAGGTTTATTGGTTGATTTATTTGCATATTATCAATGTGGAAATATTTCTTTAGAGCATCTACACATCTTAATAAAACTTCATTAGAGTTGTAGTTTGGTAATACAATGATTTCAAAATCAATACCAACGTTGACTATATGTGCGTTTTTAATATTTACAGCATCAGTTAAAATTCTATAATATGACAAATAGTTTTTAAGATTCTCTTTGGTAGCTGTATTTAAGTTTTTTAATCTTTGATTAGCATCATAACCAAGAATATAGAAGTTTATAGCTAATGGATTTGGAATTCCGTTTTTCACATAAGTACCATCAAGAGCGGTTGATACTTGGAAATCAGGAGCAACATAAGCTTTAGATACCGACCCAAATTGAGGCGGCATTGCGTACGCTCTTAATACATAGTCTTCACGAGTTACTGCTCGATTTTGAGCTCTGAAATATGATATAGCATTTTGGCGTACTTCTTCAATTTCTTCTTCGTATTTACCACCACCAGCAGCCGCTTCATTTGTTGCGGCTATTGAACGTTGAACCACACGATATACTGTACCATCCAAATCAGTAGCATCGTTTTCTAAAATTAAATCGGATATTTTTGTAAGGTCTTGAGATGGTACGTTATCGACTACACCATTACCAACTCGATATGTAACAGTTAATGTTGTATTCGCTGGAGCTACACCATATGTTTTTGAATACATAAAGTTAGATGGGTCAATTCCTTGGTCAAGATTTGAAGTAGCATTGTATAACGCAGAACCAACATTAGTTGGGTTTGGTAAGATTTCTTCATCAGCATTTGATGATACGCCTGCCCCAAACTGAATGTCTATTGAACCATCGTCAACAATTCGAGTTACGAATCGCTTTGGAACTTTTTTAAGTCTTAATAGATATGGAGTTTCTGAAGCGTATACTGACATTTGTAGTGAATAGTCGGTTGTATTTGGTACTTGTTCAAATACAGTATCTTGAGCAAGATATTCTACTTTAGACCACACGTCACCATCATCATCCATGATTTTAATCACATCAATCAAACCATCATCTTCGATTTTTATTTTGTCGTAAATCTTTGGAGTAGTAAATGTAAATGTGGATGTTTTTTCTTCACCACTTACAGCTTTTACATATTTTTTAAGAAGATAATAGATTGGTTCATTCGTAGTTTCGTCTATCTGATAAACCGTTACTTCAGTTGGGTCATATGATGATGAGAACGAAAAGTTTACTTTTTCAATTGTTGAGAATACCACATTCGGATTTGATACCGATGAGGCCTTCATACCTTCTTTGATTGTTAATGCGTAGTCAAAATCAGGAGCTACATTATCACCAACACCCTTTGATGGTACAATTTGATAAACACTTAAAGTTGTACTCGCAGGAACATTCAGTTTTGGTTTGTAACCAAATGATTGTGCTATTGTAAATACATTCTTTTTTTCTTGAGCTTCTTCAAGAATAGATTCTCTCAATTGAACGTCTGTATAATATGAAAGTACGTCACCAACATATGAAGCCATTTCCATGAACATCATTCCGGGTGACGACTCGTTAAAATCGTTATATGTTTGTGGGAAGTAATTCTTTGTGAAGTCAATTAGATTTTGTCTAATATCTCCAAAATCACGACCAATTAAATTAACTTCTTTTTTTATTTTGTCTGCCATTTATATTCCTCAAACTAATGTCATACTTCCTTGTGATGTTATTGTCATTGTGATATTTCTATTAGCCCCATTTTCAGTAACTTTATAATTTAAAGATATGTTTATCCTATTTGTATCTTCATTAACGTTTACGTTGATAGAGTCAATTATTATGTATGGTAACCAGTATTTAATATCTTCTGTCAATGAATTTGAAAGTGAGTCTTCAAGGTCATCGGTCATTTGTTCAAATAACAATGAGTAAACATCAGTACCAAAAAATGGTTGAAATGGACGTTCACCCTTTCGAGTCAACAATAAATTCTTTAGATTTGAAATAGACTGCTCTTCGGTAGTGTAGGATAATTTAAATAAGGGGTCACCACCCAATGGTAACATAACACCAATGGCTGTATTCTTTTTTAAATCAAGTGGATTTATTTTCCATTCCCTACGAGTAGCCATTACATACCCTTCTTCTTGGCGTCAATTGCTTTCATTAAAGCTGAATAGTCTTTTGTTAAAGCGTCAACAACAGCAGCACCAGCTTCAGTTTTTTGAAGTTGTTCTACCGATACCGACCTACCTTCTGCCGTTTCAAGAACTCCGCTTTGTATTGAACCAAACCCTTGAGCCACGTTAGATGTGAATACACGACTACCGCCAGTTGAATTGATACTTCTCCACTCACCACTTTCGGCGGTCTCATTTAGTAAATTTGAAAACTTCCCACCAAATTGGACTGTTGCCTTTTTTGTTACAGTGTTTGTGGTGTTTGATTCAAATAGATGGTCAACGTCTAATGGGTCTTTTTCAACCTTTTTAG